TCAGCATGTACTTTTACATTGTATTTTGCTGAGTTATCAGTTGAACGAGTGTTTTCTTTGTTGGTTGAAACTTTACCTGCTACTTTAGCGTTAAAGCTCATTCCCCACCATTTTCCACCTGCAGACATTTCATAGCTGTTTTCACTAGCTGATGTATCCTTCGATGCTTCAGATGTTTTAACTTCCATAGCGAATTCGATGTCCGCTGATGTAATAGCCAATGATGGTAGTGGTACTAATGGTAACATTGGAACTTTACTATACAATTTTTGTATTTCTTGTTCACCTGTATCTGCGTTAGTAACAACACGATTCATTTCTACGTCTAATGAACGAGCAGATGTTTTACCTGTCTTTTCATCTTTTACGAAAGCAACTTCAGAAATGTACTTCCAAGTTACTTCATTTAATTTTGCTTGCCCTTTAGCCATTCCAATAATAGGAGAAACAATTAGTTCTTCTATTGGAAGACCTGCGAACTGGTCTGCGATTGATGCCATAAAATTTATTTTTTTTTATATTAGTTTAACGTAACCAAAGTTGTTTATAAGTATGTAGTATTTTTTGAAAGCAAATAGCTTTATGAAAATTTAACCATACCCTTATATTTCTTTTTTATTTTATCTATTTCCGAAATTGCTTCCGTAAAACTTTTTTTAATTTCTTCATTTACAGTAAAATCCATTATAACTTCACAATGTGGGCATGCCATCACTGGATGCTTTATAATAAATTGTAAAGTTAAACCAAGTGGTTGTTTACATGCGGGGCAGGGTAAAGCCATAAAATTCTACTTTATTATAAGTATAAGAGTTTTAACAAAACCGCATAAAAAAGAGGGATAGTTTCCTATCCCTCTAATTCTATAAAATTAAGTTTCTATTAAATAGAAGCTAAATCTTTAACAAAAATACGACCGTAGTACTCAGGACGAACCATTTTCTTAGCGTATCTTGTCATTACACCTCTACGAGGAGTAAAGTTTGTTGGGTCATACACCAAAGGAGTCATAATTAATGGAACGTATGGTGCGTAAACAGCTCCAGTTTCCAAGAAGTTTGAACCTCTGAATCCTAACAAGATTTCGTTTGAAGTCATGTAAGGGTTTTTGTAAACAGTGTATCTATTAGCGATAGCACCAACTTGCGTTACACCAGCTGCGAAAGATGCAGAATCCTTATCAGCGTTCACTGTAAATGCAGGAATCGATTCTAAGATAGTACATACATCAGGAGAAGCAACAACGAAGTTAGCTCCACCTCTTAATGTCAATTGGTGAATTTTGTTAGATACTTTGTTTAATTTAGTACCTAAAGTTTGGAACCAAGTATTCTTTTGGTAAGCCATTCCAGTTGCTGCTCCAGACCATACGCCTGATGCTGCATTGTATTCTTCACCAATAGTTGCTGACCAATACTCAGTAGTTAAAGCGTTTGATTTTAACATATCTAAGATTTCTAAGTCAATCTCTAAAGAGATATAATCAGATAACATAGAAGTTAATTCCGCTTCAGCGTCAATTGAGTGGTAAGCGTTCAAATCTTGCGCCAATTCAGGAGTCCATACTGCTTTCAACTTACGAGTCTTAGCAACGATAGCCTCTGATTTCAATTCTAAGTCAACCTCAGGAATATCGATATCAGTTCCGATTGTTCCTTCAGTATCTGCTCTTTTACCAGAGTTTTTACCATCTTCAAAATCACCTCTAGAGTAATCATTTGGTACAACTGAGTAAGTTAATACTACAGTTTGTGCAGCAGTTTTAGCAGTTTGTAAACCAGCAGATGCTGATACGAACATTACTAAGTTAGCTCCAGATACTTTGTGGAATTGATTTAAGTTAGTAAGTGAACCACTTGCTACGTTAAATGAACGTACACCATCTAAATCAGCTGTTGTTGGAGCTGTGAAAGTTGCTTTATGCACTTGTCCAGCTGCTACAGAAGCAGAAAGTTCAGATGTAAATCCTACATCAGCCCAAGATGCTGAAGTATAAGTGATTGCAGAGTGAGCGAAAGATGCAGTTACATCATTTACTGTGTATCCGAATCTACCTTCACCATATAAACCATTTTCAGCTACTGCAGTAGTACCGAAACCAGCACCAGCAGCAGAATCTTGTCCGTTACCACCAAAAAGTGATTTTCCAGAGAAAGTTGGGTTACCACCTTGAGCAGTACCATATTTGAAATCCAAATAGAATACAAGTCCAGAAGGTAAGTTCATAGGTTGTACACTAACGAATTCTTTAGAAGCAATCTCACCGAAGATTCTTCTTACTAAAGGTAAAGCTACACCGCTCCACTCTTCAGAGTTTGCACCAACACCAGTTTGTGTTGCTTCATCAAGCAATTGTTTTGCTTGGTTTTCCAAAAGTACAGCCATTGCACTTTGGTCTTTTGTCTTTAAGCCTTCAAGAAGTCCAGTTTTTTCCCATTTTGATTTAAGTTGACGAGTTTCGTTCAACATAACCGATTGTGGGTTCTTTCCTTCCATTAACTTAGATAAATCGAAATTTGCCATTTTATTTTTCTTTTTTAATGTGTTTGTTAATAAATAAATTATTTAATGTTTGCAAGTTCTTTGAATCTTGCAGCCATTAGATTTGTGTTCTCAGAAATGATTTCTTTCTTAGGTGCAGTTGAACGAGTTGGCTTAGATGCTACGCTTTCAGCGATTGCTCTTTTAGCTTTTCTTTCAGTACCTGTAAAGTTCATTGATTCTGATAACGTTGCGAAAACTAATTTTACTTCTCTAACAGAAGTTGTTCTGTCAAGATTTTCTACAACTTTACCTTTTTGCTCGTTAGTTAAATTATAACCTCTAAACAATTTGTTAGCGTAAAGTAATTTTGCGTTCAATAAGTTTACTTCGTTGATTGTAGATTGTAATTTTTTGATTACTGAATAAGCTTCTTCTAATTCTGCTTCTAATTCTGCAGAGTTATCAACAACTTCTTCTTCACCTTCAGTTACTTCCTCATCATCCCCGTAACCCATTTCTCTAAGGATTTCCTCTAAGTCGATTTCATCTTCTTCTTCAGATACAGGAGCTTCTTCTTCAGAACCCATTTCCATTTCTTCCTCTTCAGCTACAGGAGCTTCTTCGGGAGCAATTTCCATTTCTTCTTCTTCAGTTACTTCCTCTTCTTCAGAGTCCATACCCATTTCAAGTTCTCTGATGATTTCTTCTAAATCTAACTCATCTTCACCCATCTCATCTTCTTCAGACATTGATGCGTCATCAGCGTTAGTCGGGTCATCATACCCTTCAGCTTCTTCCATTGCTTCTTCAGAGTCCATTTCTGTTTCCTCTTCTTCAACAACATCAGTAGCTTCTTCTTCATTGCTTACCATAGCAGTTTGTTCTTCGTCATCACCCATGTCTAAATCCATTGAGTCCATCTCTTCTTCCATAGTTTCTTCCTCTTCACCTTCCATTTCAGCTTGTAGCTTTCTTGATAGGATAGATTGTAAACGTGGAGTAAAAGCTTCCTCTAATGCGATTTTAGCGTTAGCGATAGCGGTTTCCCTTACAGCCTTGGCATCAGCAATTGCTTCTTTTAACAATTTTGAATTTGCCATTTCTTTTACCGTGTTTTTTAAAATTTTCTGAAGTTATTTGAGGAACCTCAATGTAGTTGGTTTTGAATTGGTTGTTCGGTAACTACACATATAGGTGAGTATTCATTAACCAATAAACCCATAAGAATGGGTTATTAACAAAGATAAATATACATATTTTTTAGAAAACGATAAAAAATGTATAATTTTCTTTAGTTTTTTTTAAAATACATAAAAAAAGATGGATAAACCACCTTTTATTAATACGATTGCCCAGTATTTATATTAAATTCAGGTATACCATAATATGCAATACCTACACCAGATGATTGTGTAATCTCAGTTATACTACCGAATACATCTACTCCAGCTGGTATTGTATTTAAACCAAATGAACCAGATATTTGTGAAGCATTAAATTTAAGGTCAGTTACTGTAGCTGTTACCGTCTTATAACGATATACATTACTAACTGTTAATTGCCTAGACCCACTTATAATTTGAGCCCCACCTAGCCCATACGCATGTTTGTTAGAATCGATATACATAATAAAATTGTTTTTTAATATAGTTATTTTTTTAATTTTAAACTTCTTTGTGCGTTGGTTAAACCATCAATGATTGATTGCAATCCCCCCTTAACACCATCAGTATCTTTATCTTTAACTCTCTTATCTAAAATCTTTGTATTCATTTTTAAAAAGTTAATGATTGCATTTTCAACTGCGCTCCATCTAATTTCTTCTTCATTTACCGATTCATTCTTTTGGTGAAGTTTGATTGTAAGTCTTTGATTTGGATTACCATCGTGTCCAACCAATGCACTAACAAAATTCATTTTACCTTGCAAGTTTGCTGATTTAATACTTTTGAAAAGTTTTACACCATCCAAATTATGTTTATCAATAAAGGCTTGAACCGCATCACCTCTTGTAGCAGTTAATGCTGCAATTCCCATTGCTTCTTTACCAGCACCTTCAGTTACTACTGATTCTCTTTTATCAAGCTCAAAGTATATTCTACTTTTAACTTTTTGGAATGTATCAGCTGCTAACTTAGCGTTACCAGTAAATCCCATCTCCAATCCAATTTCTTTTGAACGAATACCTTTTTTAGCCAATGCCATTATTTGAGCTGCTACTGGTTTAGAAACTACTTGAGTTGGTGTATCAACGTGAATGATATGTTTGAATGCCTCAGTTACTACTGATTCTAAATATACATATTTACCATCAAATGATGCTGCTATTTTTTTTGAATTTAAAAAATCTGCTGCTTTTTTAGCATTGTTTGGTGAATCATAAACCATTGCACCATCATCTTCTACCATTTTAAATCCCTTATGAATACTACCCATATGTTTAGCAACTTCAGGAGATAACGATTCTTTAATAATATTCTCCATTAATCCAATTGCAATATCTTTAACTTCTCTTTCTGCACCAGCTGCATATTTCTTATTTACAATTGCAATAGTGTTTCCAGATACTTTAATTCTATACATCGGTATCATTGAAGTTGAGAAATCATACTTTACACCAATTTTCTTTAATTCAGAACCAACGTTCATAAATGATGATGCGTTTTTAACTGCTGCTTCAATTTTATCTAAATCAGCATCGTATCTTCCTTCGTTTACTGATTCTATTTCTGAAAGAACTGATTCTTTCATAGTTTCTCTTACTATTTTTCTTAATTGCTCTTTCATAATTATTTTTTTCCTAAACGTTCTTTTACAATTTCACCATCTAAATCAGAAATTTCATAGTATCTATTTAATATGTTACCCATATCTTCATAAAGTGAATGTAATCTCTCATCTAACTGTCTTGCTTCAGTTGCAACCTTTTCAAATGCTTTATCCATTTTATCTAACTCACTCATATTTCTTTTGATGGTTACTTTATCAAACCAATCATCAGCTTCAGAAAGTGTTAGGGTTTTAGCAGCTTCTACGATTCCACCCAAAGTTTCAGCTACCTCAACGATATCTGAATTTCTTTTCATTTGCTCTTGGAATGTTTTATAAGTTGAAATAATTTCTAAGAAGTGTTTTTTAACTTCGTTTGATAATGGTCTATTATCTTCTAATGATTCAGCTATACTGAATTTACCATTAACTATTTTTACTTCATTGATATTGGTTTTACGAATATCATTATATCCCTTAGATACGTTATTACCACCCTTTTGTTCTACTTTTAAAGTAAAGGTGTTATTTGTTACATAATCGTATATGTCAAAGTTTTTCTTGCTCATTATATTAATCCTGTTATGATTTCTCTCATTAAATCTTGTGCTTTACAAAATTCACCACAAACATCAGTACCAATAGATTTAACTACCGATTCGTTCATAGGTGTCATAAATGCACCATGCGTAGATGGATTGGAAACAAAATCCCAACCGATTAATTCAAAGTCCTCTTGAACTTCTACTTTATTTCCTTCTAATTGTCTAGTAGAACCCATACCTCTTGATGAGATACCTAATAGGATTCCAGCTCTTAACAATTCTTTTAATATGTTTCCAGATGGTGTTGGTAAGATTTCAACTGTACCACATAAATCATTACCTTCCCAATGAATTTCTCTCACATTATGAGATACGTTCTTCAAGTTGATTACAGACGAATCAGGGTGGTCTAATTCACCTAATGCTCGTCTTTCTTTGATAAGTGTTTCATATCTCTTTGCTTCTCTTTGTAAGATTGGCATTGGATATACTCTACCATTTTGGTTTTCCGCCCCAGCTCTTTGTAGGATTCCTTTAACGATAGTTCTACCAGAGGCATCTTCGTTAACTAATCCCTTAAACAAATTCGTTTCTATTATTAAGCTTTTCATATCTGCTCCTCTTATTATTTATGGATTAATTTATTGATTTGAATTTAGGATAGCCCCTACCCTCAACAAATTTAAAACCATTTTGTTTTTTCATACTACCTAAAAACAAATCTTTGTAGTATATTTCAACATACGCATATCCAGTTACTTTACAAATATGTTCAGCTGCTTTAATTGCGCTTTCCAATGTAGTAGCCAAAAAGTTTGTTTCTCTTTCGGTATTTCTTTGATTGGAATCCGTATAGAAATCAAACATAAATCTTTTTTTAACGTCTGCTGCTTCATTAAATGTATCAGTTTCAGAATTTACATTCTCTTCCAATCCAAATGGCTTTAACCAATTAATCCAATTTTTTGTAATCCAATTAGTTCTATTTTGTGGAGATACTGTCCAATACTTTTTATATATAGATTTAAATACCGGAATTAAACTACTATTTTTAAAACCTGCAATACCAGACCATCCTTGTCCACCTCTAACTGCTTGTAAAAAATCACTATCATCCTCATAATATTCCATTGAGTTGGATAATATATCTACCAATGCTAACATTGATTTATCATTACCAATTGCTTCGTTAACTGATTCTTTGATTACAACGATTCCGTTTTCATCACCTCTTTTAGCAGTTTTAATACCACCATCAATATCACCTAAACGATGTCTTACTTTTTTTGAACCCTTTGTATTACCATTTTTATCAGATGGAACGAATGTTGCTGAAATACTATCCATATCTACAACTTTATAATACTTCCCACCATCTATTCCCTTTAATCGGGTGAATCCTTGTCCTAATATTACAGAACCGATTTTTAAATCAGTTGGATATGATGCTTCATCTACTTTTTTACCAGCTCTTAAATCTGCTAAATCATCACTACCGATATCACCATCTTTATCAACATCTAATTTCTTTTGACCACCAACTAATTCTTCATTCTTTTCACCTCTACCATCCCATGTGGCATCGATTTTATCAAAAAATGCTTTCTTTTCCTCATCACTCATAGATGGGATAGATTTTCCAGCTTTTTCTAATGCGGCTTTGAAAAATGATTGATACTCCGATTCCTCATTAACGATTGTACGAAGTGTTTCTTTTAGTTTTGCTCTAGTAATATTCATAGTATAGGTTTCCTATTATAGTTTGCTAATTGATGTAGCAATATTGTTTAATCTCTCTCTTATTCTGAATAAGTTTGATTTAGTTCTTTTCCAATATTGGTCAGAGTTTAAATCACCTTCATTTTTAATCTTACCATACCAACCAAGGAATGTTTCGATTTCAGAAAGTTGTCTATTAACATTAGAAATTCCTCTACCAATTTTTTGTTTTGGAGAGGATTCATCTTTTCTTAATTCATGCCAACGATTTTCATCAACTTTTTTATATCCAGTTGATTGATTTATTCTTTTTGTAATTGCATCATCTGGTTCAGCTTCTTCATCAGTACCATCCGTTGCTTTGAATGCATTGGGAGTATTGTATCCAGCTACATCACCAGTTGTTGTTGCTTCACCTAACTCTAACTCCTCTTGCTGAATCTCTTCTAAAAGTTCATCAATTAGTTCTCTTAGTTTACTTGTCATTTAATCTACCCTTTAGTTCTTTAATTAATTCGTATGATATCATTAATGATGATACGTGATTATCAGAAACAGTCTTACCAATTTTAGTTTTATTTAAAACAGATACAGTCTCAGCTAATTTAATTTTAGTAACTTTGTCATTGATAGACTTATGTAATACTTTTAATTCTTTTACTATTGATGGAATTTCCTTCTCAACGTATTCTTTAAATTTAGTAGTATTGGTAATATTATTAATAAACTGCTTTAATAATTCTTTTTGACTTTCATCTAAATTAGAATATTTTTTATTAAACGTTTCTACTAATATTTTGTAGGTAAGTAATCTTAAATCTTTATCTTGTTTTTTATAAGATTCTACTAATTTCTGAGCATCATCTGATTTTTCTACAATTACTGTTTGATTCGATGTTATATTTTCAATTAAAGTAATTTTAGAATTAAAAATATCTTTAACATCATAATCTACCATATTCTTAGCTTCAAATACTTTATATATTGATGCTAATACTTTATAGTTAGTTATTGGAGATGATAAGAAATCATCCATATCGAATGATTCATTAATCTTCTTAATAAGATTATATTTTTCTCTTTGTAATTTACTTTGATTGATACGGGTATGCGCTTCATTGATTGTATCAATAAATTTTTCAGCTCTGGATTCTGACTTATATTTCTCCTTTAGTAAGAGTTCATATAATCTATGTTCTTTATTCAATTCAGTTTTTGGTGAAAAGAATTCTCTAACAATATGCTTTGCTTTTTCAGTCGCATCTCCATTAAGCACTTCTAATGTAATTTGCCTTACAAGAAGTTCAAATAGAATACCTGTGTTCTTAAATTTCGAATGTTTTACCTTCTTCATTTATTTTTGTCCTATAATAATATATTCATAAACGATGTAATCATTGTGTATAAATATAAGTTTTAATTTATTTACTAATTTTTTCCTCGTCTAACAAATTTGAATCATCTAAAAAGTCAACTTTTTCTTTTATAATTTGTTTTTTTGATGATATTCCGTTAATGTATTCTTTTGCAATATTTGCATTAACTCTAACCGCTGAACTTTCTCTTTTCAGAGCTTTTTGGTTTTCTTTAGCTCCTAATGGGTCTCTACCATAAGGATGTTTATCTTTACCATAAGTATTACCCTCTCTTGGTCTACCACCTTCATCCTTTAATTCCGTTTTAAGTTTTTCCAAACTTTCTTCGATATCAGTTGGTTGTTGTGGCATTGCCGGGTCATTTCCTTCGTTTTCAATAGCGTTATATCTGAATCTATCTTTGAGGTCATTTATCATTCCAGCTTTTTGTTGGTCTACCTCATCTTTACTCATATTGAATATATTTTCATATGCCCAATCTTTAGAAATCATATTTAATGCATTGATATCAGAAACTAATCTTACTTTCTCACTCCAAAGGTTTACTTTCTCTTGCTCATAGATTGTAGATGGATTTACCAATGATAATTCAAAATCAACCATATCAGCATCTTCGATACCTTGAGATGCTAAATGTACAATTGCCAATTTAGTAAGTTCGGATACCAATGTTCTTTGGATTCTCTCAATCGTTCTTGCAAATCTTACATCTTCTGCAGCAAGTGTTGCTTTACCATTTACATTCTCATCATACCCCAAATATGCTTTTGGAATTTTAAGAGCTGCAAACAATTTGTTTTTTAAGTAATCAATATCTTCAATAGCTGTGTATTGTAATCCACCTAATGAATCAATTTGAGTACCACTATCACCACCCCTAACAGGTAAGAAGAAATCTTCAGTTAAGTTTTGGATATTATATTTTAAGTTATAATCACCACTATTCTTATCAACAAATGGAACTTTCTTCATTTTGTTGATAATCTTTTGCATGTAGTTATCCACTTCGTTTGGTGGAATATTACCAATATCAATTTTGAAAACTCTCTTATCCGGTGCTCTCATAATTCTATGAATTAACATAGCATCTTCCATAAGAGAAACTTGTTTCCAAATTCTTCTACCATTTTCAATCATTGCCTTACCATAAGGTAAGAAGTTGGTATCTGATAATAATCTAAAGTGTACTACTTCATAGTTCTCATATTCACCTTTTCCAATAGGGTCATGATTAACTTTGAACTTAACATAGTTTGGATTATTTGGGTCAGTATTTTCCAATCTTTCAGTTTCATAAACTGGAAGTGGTTGTACATTAATAATACCATTACCTGGTTGTATTTCCACCGAAAGGAAAAAATCACCATACTTAACCATATTACGAGTCCATGCCCATAGGTTAAATTCAATATTTAAAATATCATAGAAAAGATTTTCTAATAATGCTTTTACTTTTTCGTTTTGAGTTTTGATTTGAATTACATCTCCAAATTCATTCTTTAATGTAGATTCATCTGAGTATATATCTAATGCCGATGATATAATCGGGTCATTATCCATAGCATCATAATCTCTAAATAATTCTCTACGAACTTGATGGTATGCCATTGACTGTGCAGCCATTTGGTCACCAGCAAATCCTCTTTGTAATTTAGTGTACCTATCTCTAAGGTTCAATAAATTAGTACTTCCTTGCTGTCTGTCATCAACATCAACTACTTTTCTCTTCCCATCCTTGTCAATTTTGACTACGGCTTGAGTAGAAAAGAGTTTTGTTAATCTTTGAAAAAACGTACTTTGTTGTTGTTCTGCCATTTTTGTTTTTGTTTTTATAACCTTTATTAATTTACCAAGCTTTACAACTCCAATACCTTGCTCCTGTTTTTGGACCAGGTGTATCACAATTGTGTCTTGCTCTAAATGATGCTCTTCGTTCTGGGTCTGATTTTTTAATTCTCATAGTTTCTTCACCTGCTGATTTTGCTGATGTTCCGCCATGCCCAAAATTTACTTTTACAACATTCCCTTTTGGATTGTTAACATATACTTTAAACTTCTTAACATCACCTCTCATCGGTTTATTGAGTTTTACCTCTCTTCCCTGATATTCGGCTTCGTTAACTTCCCCCTTTATGGTTTTTAAGAATTCTATGAATTCTTTTAAATCATCGTAGTTTTCAACATAATATTCAGTAACATCTTCTTCGAAAATGCCTCTGATTTCATTGTAAAGTTCTAAAGTATAATTTTCCATATATTTGACTAAATATTATCTAATACTATATAAATATCATTTTATATAACTTTACATAATTTTATAACCATTTACTTAAATCTTCAATACTACCATCCCCAACGTTCATTTGCCAAGGATTACTATCCATATCGTTACCACCATAAACACCACTATAAGTATATGATGATATACTGTTAATAGCTTGTTTTGTTAAATCAATACCCTCTTGTCTTAATCTAAGTGATGTATCTCTAACCCAAAGTGATATGGCTAATGCCATCGTAAGGTCATCATTATAACCACGCATTGCCTCAGCTCTACCATTGTTCCAAATGAATGTAAATAACTCATCTATGGTTCTTACTGAACGGATTATGATTGATTTTTCTCTTACATACTCCTCCAACTTTGAAATAATCAAAGGTCGGGTTCTTGATGTGGTTGAGAATCCAGCTACCATACTTCTATCCTCCGAACGATATTTGTTTGATAATTGATTATCCACATCCACATATTTTAAATCTCGAGATGTATAATACAAATTAGTATATCCCCTATCCAATACTTGTTGAATAGCTGCCCAACCAATATTTGCGTTTTCAATTACCAATAGTGCGTTGTTATATTCGGTTGCTAATGATACTAAGAAATTTCCAAAATCCTTTGTATCCAACTTACCTCTATATTCTGCTACTTGCGCAGATGCTTCAACATCAATAACGTGTGCGGTAGAGTAATCCGAAGAATCTCCCCTCGAAACGTCAGCTGATACTATGTAAGTTTTATTATAGTTAGGATATTCCCATCTCCAAAGGTTTCCATCAAATCCACCTTTTTCTACTGGGTCTTGCACAAATGTTTCTTTATAAAATTGTAGGAGTTGTGGTTCGATTACACTATCTCCAGAAGATACGAAATCACAATCACACTCTTGAGCTGCTCCCTTTGTTCCTAATAGAACCTCTTGTTCATCTCGCCAAGCTTGCTCTCTTTCAGGATGTACACTCCAATGGATTCTAATATTATTAAATGAGTTTGTTCCATCTTCAGAACCTACCCAAGTTTTGTGGAAAAAGTTTCCAACACCATTTGGTGTAGAAAGGATAATTGCGTTACCCCCAGTTGATAATGTAGATTGTGCAGATACCCATATATCTTCAATCTTATCGATAAATGCCGCCTCATCAAATACTAATAAAGATAGTGCTTCAGAACGACCAGCATCACTAGCAGCAGATGTTGCTTTGATTTGAGAGCCGTTTGCATATCTAAGTGATAATTTGTTATCCTCCACCGTTGTTAGTTTTAACCAACTTGGTAGATATTGATTCATAACCCTTACCTTAGTTACTAAGTTTTTAGCAACCTCTTGCTTTGTTGCAATAACCAATACGTTAAAATCATCATTAAATAGCATTTTCCAAAGTGAGAAACCAGCAGTCAATGTTGAGATACCAGTTTGTCTTGATTTTAGAATAATATTATAACGATGGTCTTTAAACTGAGTTAGTGTATCTTCTTGAAACGGAAAAAGGTGAAAGGGTATTTTACCTTTCACCGGATGTTGAATCATACAATATTTTCGCATGAAGTATATCGGGTCTTTTGCACACTTTTGATATTCTTCAGCAATAATTTGTTTTAATGATTTCTTTACTTCAGCCATAAATTACTTTATTAAAAGGACTGTAGTTGCAATTATTCCAACAATTGAAGTTACCTTATAAAATCCAGTTTTAAACTTCTGTCCTTTTAGTTCTTTTATTAAACTTTCCGATTTTTGTCTCTCTAATGAAAACTGCTCATCCTTTTTAGTAATGATTAATTCTAAGTTTCCAATCTTTTCGTTTTTAAGAGTATCCTTTTGTTTAAATAAACTTATTTGTTCATCTTTAAGTAATACTGTTTTATTTAATTCAACAATCTCCAATTTAGCTCCATCAAAACGAATTAGGTCTTGATAAACTAATCTAGCAATTTTTGTTGGTAAAACTACAACACTTGTATCTTTCTTAGTTAGCGTATCTTTCTGTGAATAAGCGCTCGAGCTCAATGTTACCAATAGTAGCAACGTTATTAACTTTCTCATCTGTATTATTTTTAATTATAGTTATGTTTTTTGTTACTTGTTGAATATCTTTATCTACATTAGAGATATGTGTATCAACTAAATCAATTTGAGTATCTATCAAATCATTTTTTGTATAAACCGAATCAATATCCTTTTGGATTGAATCAATTTTTTGATTATAGCCAGCTATATCAGTTTTAATTTGGCTGGTTGTAAATATACTCCACCCTATTAACACTGCGATAATAACCAATAAAATTACCAATTTGTTGTCTTTCATATTATTAAATTTAAAGTTTTGAAACCAATTCATAATTCTTATCTTTTAATAATTCATATGCTGCGTTTCGTTTTTCTATAACTTCGATAAGTTCCAACTTACCACTATCAATATCTTTTTGTATTTCAGTTTTTAACTGCTCTACATCTTTATCATTTTGCCATCTTTCAACTGAGCCATCTTCGTTTACATACTCATGTATATTGGATACCTCTTTATATGCGTTGTTTAATTTTTCCAAAACATCCGTACCATAAGCTGCCATATTTGAATAAATTCTATATTCACTATATGCTTCCCATAAACCATCTTGTTTTATTTGAAATTCTCGTCTAGCTAAACAGCCAGCACAATATCCAGTCTTTGAAATTAACTTCTTATCTGCATTTGAGTAGTTACCACTAACATCACAATCATTTGATTTACAACTTGAAATTTGTTGTAAATAATTTCTAACTTCAGACATGGTATCACTACTCTTAGATTGTCTTACTCTACCATATTCTTTTTGTTCCCAAAGATAACCATCTTTATCTTCCCAAATATCTCCAATGGTTCTGGAAACTTCCTCTTTTATATTAGAGAATCCAACTTGCGTATTTTTTTCGTATTCACCAGTCTGAACCATATCAGCCAACTTTCTACGAGTTGGATGCATGAAACTTTTCTTAAATTCTGTATTAGCCATAAATTGTTCTTATATATTCATATATATAAGTATTGAATTTTTTACTATTCGTAAAATAATCCAAGAATTTGATTTAATGGTGCAAATGTACCTGTTAGTTTCATTGTATTTCCATTGTACACAAATACGATACCTTCGTTTGGAACTATTTTATCTTTTCCACCAATAGCGTTTAATCTTTGTAATTCCATTTTAAGTTTTGCTATCTTCTTTTCATCACCACCAGTCTTAACATCTGATATAGTTTTATCTAATCTATCCTTCATAGCTCTAACCGCAGAATCAGGGTTTGCTGTAAGTACTGAACTCATAAATGAAAGTACTTCAGAGCCAACACCCAAAAATATATCCTCAAAAGGTCTAATATTATCCTTTGCTATCTTAGCGTGGTCATTCTTATCAATACCAGTTGCCCAACTTAATACTTTAGCATCGGTAATGTTTTTATTGTCTAAACGGAATGATTTATCATAGAATGCCCATCTCTTAACCAATCCCATTAGAGTTCTATTATCAATCGGAGATGGTGATTTCTTAGTTACAAAATCAGTCCACCATGCTTGATGATAATCAGCAATACCATCCGTATCGGATAGTTTAAACTTAGATTGTAGTTTTGTAATCTGTCCACTATATTTTCCTTTTAATGAAGTTAAGTTTTTTGATTGTGGTAACTTAACAACTGGAGGTCCTTGTATTGTATAAGCCGATTGTACGTTTTGATTTACTTGCTTAATCATACCAGCCAAAACTTTAGCTGCTTCTTGATTTTCACCAATTGCTATACCAGCTTCATTATATTCCATTGTTCCATGAAATACTAATAGTGCTTGTCCATAAGGAATTACATTTACCGAAGTTGGATATATTACCTCCAAATTCATAAAACATGCACCATTCTTAAAAACTTTTTCTCTTTGTTTTTCTGAAAGTGATTTTATTGCTTTTGATAAATCACTCATAGCAAAGTTGTATGCTTTTTCTAACTCACCTCTTCCGGCAAACTTAGTAGCTACTCCATTTATATCCAATGCCTTCTCACCTCTATTAGCTAGATGTCCTTTGTTTCTAGCAGCAACTAATCTTCCATTCACCCAACTGATTGCTAATGCTTGTCCATCAGTTTTTTCTCTTGTCAATTCCAACTTACCTTCTAATGCACGATTCACAATATCTTTAAGTTGTCCAAATGTTAAGTTAATTTCAGTATCAAATGGATGATTCATATGTCCATACGCACCACCTTCAGTTAATAACCCCTCAGTTATGTTTGGGTTATTATCAGTTCCACATTTGTGACACATATAGGTATCACTTCCACCTTCAGAAATTTTCCAACTCCAACCACAATTATCACAAATTACTTTACCATTTTCTACTCTTTCACTAATCCCACCACCCAATGCGTATGGTTCGTTATATTGTAATTTCTCAGCGTTAAATTTCTTTCTTAATCTTTTAAGAACTTCTTTATGTTTATCAATCCATGCTTGGTCTGGGTAACCCATTCCAATTCCTTCAAATGCTGATTTGGTTTTTACTTTATACCAACCACCACCCGGTGTTCTGAATATTCTTGCAGGTATTTCTAATATTCCATTTGATGGTAATTTAGAATGATACTTTGAATCAATATGAACAACCTTTACAATGAATACTTTTTTCTTATTATCAGCTCCAATCAATTCAACTTCTAATGGAACTGCTACTCCACCTATTTTAAGTTTACCACCAAAGATATTACCTTTAGTGTATGCTTCTTCTACTGATTTTTTAACCATTTCATATCCTTTATCTTCGGTATCCTTTGTATTTGTTTGATGACCAGGTTCTGTTTTTTTACTATCATCAAAATCAATTGTATCCAATTCTGCACCATATCCCATATCAGGTGTATATGTTCCCGATTTGTGATGTTGTAAAAAATTATGGTCTATTGTACCATCCGATTTATGATTTTTTGAATTAATATTTTCATTTTTACTTATTTCAATTGCTCTTAATTGCTTAAGTGCTTTCTCTTTAGTATCATGTGTTCCTAATCTATCACCACCATCCTTTGGATATACCACCCACTTACCATCAATATGTTTGATTGTTTCAACAGTCAATTTCATTGATTCTTTGCTTCTAAAATCTCTAGTTCCACCTTTATTATCTTTAAATCCGAATGATTTATAGAATTGGATTAATCTTCCCTTAGAACCCCCAAAATCAGATGATGGAGTTAAGAATACATCTTTTTTGGTTTTCTTTGCATAAGTAATAATATCATTCATTACTTTTGTACCAATACCCTCACTTCTTTTTTCTTTTGGAACAACTATTCTGTGAATTTCTAAGTATTCTGGATATTCATATACATCCAATTCCACACCATGTTTTTTCCCCAAATGAGAGTCTAACGTTTCAGCAATTACTGATTCAAATTTATATTCAGGTGTTGTTGTTTTGAATTCACCTTTTCTCATTATAGTTTTTGCAATAGCTTTATTAGCTTGAAGCATAAATGGTATATTGATATTAGTTCTATTATCCTTTGCTACAACTTGGTTGTATTGAGTTAAGAATTCAACAAATTTCTTTTTATTTCTACCTAATCTTTTAAAGAACCCAGTTAGTTCTGCTGCTGATATTTCCTTACCATTTCTCGTATCATTTAATCTATCGAAAAAATGTTTATCAGTAAGAACGATATCAATTGGATTTAATTGTCTATCAGCGTATTTATCAATTTGTTGTAAATCAGCCATTGGGATTTCGTTAATTACCGATTCGTTTTTACCAGTATCTGCTTTTTTAGCAGCAACACCAATTTCTTCTGCAAATTTATTTGACATTGGTATCACATCCTTTATATCGGCATCAATAACAATAACTTTCATATTAGCAGGTTTCCCATCTCTAATTGCGTTTGTTGTTACAGCTGCCCAACGATGATGACCATCCACTACATATCCATCTCTACTTACATAGATTGGAGCAGTAATCTTTGGATGATTCGGGTCATTCTCTAATGCCTTTGCCATACCAGCTACCTTTGCACCAACTAATTCAGATTGAGTTGCTTTTAGAGAATCCGATGGTAATTCAGTTTGGATAGTTTTAATACCCTTTCTTTTCAATAGTTCTCTAAACATTGGTTCCGTATCAACTTCACCATTTATATCTTTTTCCATACTTGCCGCAGGTGAACCTTCGGTTGGTTTGCCTTTAAATTGTGGCATTTCCTCACGAGGAATTCCAGCATTACCAGCACAATATAAGTTTGTTCCAGCTACAGTTATTTTACATAAATTGTAATTAGGAGCTGCTTCACCATTTTCTTTTGCCTGATTTGTTAGTTGAACCAACTTATCAATCTGCATTGAAATTTCTCTTTGTTGCTTATTTGAAATTTTAGGAATATCCGATTCTGAACTAAATGTATCTGAATCTGCTTTTGGTAATACCTTAGTTACATTATCTAATGCAACATTTGGTATTTCAGTTTTGGGTTTTTCTTTTTGCTTAACATCAGGTGCATGTTTAAACATATCCGAACCGGCTACTTTAGTTCCTTTAGATGGTTCCGATTTTGTATCACTAGCTCCATCTATTTTAACATACTTACCACCATCATTCTTTGAAAAAGATGGAGAAGATTCATCATCCTCTTTACCTTTTTGTTTATACACACCATGTCCAATATGAGTGTATTTGGAATCATCATTTTCATCTTCAAAGATTACTTGATATCCTTCCTTTATCATTCTAAAAGTTGCTACCTTTTTACCATTGATAGTTGGCATTCCATGTTCATCTTTTCCAATAGTTTTTACAATAACTTTTTTATTTTTAAATCTACCCATTAAAATGGTATCTCCGATTTCAACATCTAATGTAATACCTTCATCTAAATTAATTGATTCTGGTAATTTGGAAAGTTTATCAACAACCATATCAAAAATTGATTGATTGAATTTACCATAAGCTTTCTTTACAAAGAAATCTTTTTTATCCTCAGTACTACCTTTTTTTAAACCAATCCTAACATCAGTACCACTAATTGCATTTGGTTGTGCTGGTGATATAAAAACATACCCCCTATCAGCATATCCTTCCAATTCAATACTATCTTTGTATTTTTCAAAATACTTCCCACCCAAACGACTTGAATCTTTCTCACCAACCACAGTTATAAATGCAGTAGTTTCTTTATTGAATTTGCTTAGGATTTCAGTTGGAGCATAGGGATTTTTGACCTGAGCTATTTTGTTTGATGGGATACCAAACATAGTGGTCATTACCTTTACTTTCTCCTTAAAATTGAATGGGGATTTTTGATTGTCTGTTTTATCAGAGGTTCCGATATAAACATTATTTTTTCCAAACTTTTTTACTAATGTTTGGTAAGTAGCGAAGTGCCCTTTATGAAAAGGTTGAAAGCGACCAGAGTAAACAACAACTAAGTCCTTTACACTGCTCGCTTCTCCTAATAATATACTCTCTACTAAAAACTTTGATAAATCACTCATTATATGATAATTATTTCTCTTATACCATATAAATATAATAATTTATTGTTTTAGTTTTTTATTTAGCCGCTTGCTCTTTAAAAGCTGGATTATAAGTAATAGTACCTTCTCTTAAATCGATTTGACCTCTTGGGTATTCCTTTTCAAGACCAGCTACTAATTCTCTCATCGCATCATTTTGAGATTTAAAATCAGCTTCAGCTCTTTCTAAACCATCATGTAGTTTATCCATTTCTTCTTCTAATTCTTTTCTTCTCAAATAGATTTGCCCGAAAGCGTTTACTAATTCTTGAATTTTACCATTGCCTTCTCTTAGTGGAGTAAGGATATCTTCGGTTAATTCTACTGTAACTAACTCGATTTTTTGAATTGTTTCGTTTGCCATTGTTTTTTTAATTAAAAATTGTTTTTGAATTCATATATAAATATATCTAACTGAAATTTTCAGAAATTACACTTACCCCACGTTTTTGTATAACCTGAGATGAACATCGATTTCCAAATATAATTGATTCATTAATATTATTTGTTTCCAAATACTTTGTAGTGAATCCTGCTACAAAAGTATCACCTGCTCCTGAGATATCCATTATCTCAACTTTATCAGTTGGATACATATTGTTTAAATACATACATCCATCTTTATCTAATGTGATTATTAGTTTTTCTAAAATCCATTCATTATTTTCAATAAATGATTTATTATTTTGATATTCGGTTCTGTTTAATTTAATGAACTTTAAATCAGTGCACCATTCTCCTAATTTTTTTTTAGTATCACAAATTGTATTAGGGTGATTAAATGCTATTTTAGCAATATCAGTATCACTTAGAAATCCTTTGTTATAATCCGATATGACTATCATATCAAAATCATAAAAATTTATTTCAGAAAGTGTATTACCAATAGGCGGAACTACATCATCAATATCAACTCGTAAAAGTAAATGATTAAAACTTTCCTCAACATATCTCTTTTTTACAATCAATTGAGTATTACAAATCAATTCAGTTTTACAACCCAATGCTTCTAAATTTTCTTTAACATTATAAGCCATACCACCATTGGTGATTGTATGTGATTCTATAAAAACAGGTGCAGGTCCTTCAGGTGATAATCGTGTAGCTTTTCCATAAACGAATTCATCTAAACATCCCTCACCTATAATTAATACTTTACTCATTTGTTAATATTTTAGTTGTACTGAAATCATCCATTCGATTAAAATACACAATTGATTTTGCGTATTGTTCTCCCACTATTGGTTTATTTTTATAATCAGACCCAATTACAAATATATCAGGGTTATATGTTTTAATTACATTTTCTAATAATTCAGCTGAATCAAATATAACTACTTTACTAACTCCTTTAATTCTTTCCAAATTATACTTTCGTTCTTCTTCAGTATGGAACGGTCTATCTTCTCCTTTTAATTCCTTTACTCTCCTATCGGAATCAATTCCAATAATAACAATATCACCAAAGGCAGATGCGAACTCAATCATCTTAAAATGCGCATGATGTAAAACATCAAAACATCCATTTAACCAAACCTTTTTCATAGAAACTTTTCTAATTCATTAATAACCATCTGAGATGTAATTGCTTTAGTACATTCAAATTGCCTATCCGTACCTTTATGGTCTGGACACCAATTCCAATCACCAGCATCTAATTTTAATCGGTTAAAGCATCCACCACATTTATCTTTAGGTGAAGTTATTCTAACACAATCTTGCATTTCTGCCCAATCATATGAGAATCCACTAATCAATACCGTCTTTGTACCCAATGCCCAACTTAACCAACTTAACCCACTACCAATACCAATGAATGCTTTTGATTTTCTCATTTCATCCATTACTTTTTCCAAAGAACCGGCTGGGTGTTTGACTACTCCAGTTGGGTGTTTATTACCCATATAATCATTATTCTCTTGTGATAATAGTTTAACTGTATAACCTTTATCATTTAACCAATTCACTACTTCTTGCCAACCATTTGGGTTATTCCAATACTTAGATTGAGCAGTTCCATGTATTGCTATTGTTATTAACTTATCATCTTTAACAATATCTGATGATGGTAACTTTGGTTTTATTTCTTTATATGGTAATCCCAATATATCAGAACCCATTTTTTGCATTGTTTGGGATTTAAAATCGTTTGGATTTTTTCTGTTATTTACACTACCATCTTCATTATAGAATAAACCAACAGTATACATTGCGTATAAATTTTCAACACTTTGACCTGGTTTTACAAATTCTATATTTGGATATTGTGACTCTAACATTTCGTTATGAAATGTAGATACAATTAATTCACAATTATGTACTTTCTGAAATTCGTCAAAGTATGGAAACCATGCTAATGTATCACCCAATGCTTTTGATGATAGTGCTAGATAAACTCTCTTATTAGTTGCGGTATAATCATGTTCAAAAAATAAAGTATTACCTTCCCATATTTCAATTCTCCAATCTATAAAATACTCAATATTACATTTAGCCCAAGTATTGTTTGATAATTCGGTTGTGAATAAAACATTACCATTACGTTTGTTTATAAACTTAACATTGTATTTACCCGTTTGGTTTCCCAATACTTCAGCCCAAGGACCATTTACGAAATGATAATTTACTTTATTTCGTACTTCAACAATGTTATTTAAATTTTTAGTTAATTTATCGTAAATCATTAATTCCATTTTTTTACTTCTCTATCAATAAGAGAAAATCCATCTGCTTGTTTAACATACATTTTATTTGTAGTATATCGTAATTTAGATTCTTTATTAAACACATCAGTTAACCATAAATCATATCCCTCCCATAGGGTATCATTAAATCTATCAATCCACCAACTCTTTGTTCTATTTGGTATTAGATACGCATGTGCTAAATCTTGGTTTGATGCAGTTTTACTGAATAAATCATCAATGTATTCTTTACTTCTGGAATTATTGTTTGATAATCCAATAAAGTAAACATCATCTCTTTCAGAAATAAAACATGCTTTATGAACTGCTTCAACAAATTCTTTTAATCCAGTGAATATAAACGCATCAGCTTCAAATACTAATGTATAATCAAATTCATCATCCATAGCTTCTAATGCTCCCCTATGTGCGTTAAAGCACCCATAATGCCTACCCGTTAATGGACCTAATCCATTCCCAAAGTTTCCCGGCTTATCCGATATCTGATTTGGTCTTTTACAAAAATCAGATGGTGGTGTTCCATCAAATGGAGTATTTACAATTGGTTGATACACCATTCCATAACTTTCCAATTGTTTTAGTGATTCTGAACTAATTTGTTCTCTCAAATCATTTGGCTTAGTCATCAAATGTTTAATTTGAATCTTTGGTTTTTTTCTAACAAATGAACGATATACGTGCTTTGCTTGATTATAAAAAAATTCATCAGCTGCTCTAGTAACCCCCGGAAAGAAACTTCCACCATAATCATCTCCACTAATAACACCACCCGGTTTTACTTTATGATACCAAAAGTTTAAATCGGATTTTAAAGAATCATAAGTATGACCCGCATCCAACATAATAAAATCAATTGAGTTATGTTGAAATTGATTTGATGCGTTTTCAGATGTATCCTTTATTACGTTAAATAATTTTGAGTTATTACTTAACATAGTATTTTCCATAAATTCTGAAAATATATCCCCACCAAATCCACCAACTATTGTATCATGTATTTCTTCACCATCGGTACCTTTCCAAGTATCAACAGTTGTAAATTTAATATCTTTATTAGAATCTTTAATTAAGGTAGCCATATGATTGGTTGATTTACCCAACCATGCACCCAACTCAACAAATACATCACCATCGGTTCCATTTTCAACCATTTCATTATACAAATGTTCATATGAAAACCAACCAGGAATTTCATTAAATTCAGGTTGTAGTTTTTCTAATATAATTTGTTTGGTTTGATTTAGGTTATCATCGATATAAGTAACCAATTCATTATTATCATATGAATCCAAATATGTGTGTAGTTTTCTGAATATAGATGGTAATCCATATCCCAATGCCTCTTTAATAGATAATGGATTTAATTCCAATTTAGAACTAAAGTAAAACATATCCGATGCTTTGTAGAATTTATCTACATCACTACGTTCACCCCATACAATACAATTATCAGGTTTGTGTTTCATTATTGGTCCCCAATATGATTCAAAGTTCATAGCTTGGTTTCCGATAAAATGAAATTTAATTTTATATTTTTCTAATAATCTAGCTACGTTGAATATTTCACCCTGATTCTTACCTTCAGTAAATAATCCAACCATAAGAACATGCTTCCAATCAGATTCAAATCCCAATTCGTTTTTGAATTCGTTTTTATCATACTCAATAGTTTCTATTGGATAATCCCATACACGTGTATCTACTCCCACCAATTCAAATCTTCGTCTACTCCATTCAGATACTAAAACATATCTATCTGGATGATATTTGATTTCATTTGGATTTGTATGAGAACCATGTGTAGATGCTACAATATAGTAATTTCTACTATTGTCAAAAATAGTATCTAATATATTGTGAGCTAAAAAATGTTCGGGGATTTCCGTAAAATGAATTATGTTTGGTTGAGTTGATTTAATAATATCCACAAGTTCGGATTTATTATCACCCAATGTGTACAACTTACATAAATCAGCTATTTGATTCTTTTGTACTACAAAGGCATCACCAGAGTGATTGTTTACCTCAACTACCTCAATATCAAATTTATCTTTAAAGATTTGAATTTGCTTTAAAAGGTATTGTGGCATCCCACCAGTTGAGAGATGGGATGCTATATATAACAATTTTTGTTTTGACATAACTTATTTATATGTTCATATCTTACAAAGATACAAAATTAATTTGGTATTTCCAAATTATTTATTAATAAACTACCGTCCCAGCTTCTAAATCAATTTGTCCATTTGGATATTTAATATCCAATTCAGCAAGTTCGGTATTCATATCAGCAATAGATTTATCGATTCTATTACCAAATTCTTTTTCTTGAGATTCAATATCTGCAATTTGAGATTGTAATTGTCTTTTACGAACAGCCGATTGTCCCAATGCAATAATCATATTGTTTTGTTCTTCTTGAATTGATTTTAATTTATCAATTACCGATTGTTCTAATTGTTCAGTTTTTTGTTCCATAATTATTGTGTTTGTATATTCATATATAAGTATATACTTTTTTATTTAAACGAAATTATTCAGGTTGTATTGGGTAAATATATGGAGTTGTATTTGTAATATCTCGTAATGCTTGTCTATAAGTTGCCCACTCCAATTTCTTTTCAGCTGATAGTGGTGAATCATTAAATTGAGTCCAATCGGATTCAGATAATAGATTATTTCGTTTCAGTCTAACCGTAAATAAATCCCGTTCAGCTTGTTCATCATTAGTAAGTGGGTTTTTAGTATGTACACTATTTACATATTTACATCGAGTACTAATTGCCTCTTGCCACTCATCATAGGTGAGTTCAATTCGATTTTCCGTAGGAATATACTTAATATCCCAAACATCAGTTGGGTAAAATCCAGTGTAATTCCCATCAGAATCGTATGTTGCAAAAATTTGTCTTTCAGTCATAATTTAATTTTAATTAATATAATATATTATCCCGTTGGAAGATTACCAATAGCTATCCAATACCCATCAACACTATCTAATACTAAACTAACACCAGATGTGGTAAGGTTATATATATGATTATATCCATTTGAACCATTTGAACTTCTATAAGATGCACAAGTTACAACCGGTGGTGAACCAAATGTTACAGGGAATGTTACGTTAGCAGAACTATTTATTCTTCCCCATTGTATAATACTACCATCTGATAATTTTTGGTAATTATTTGTAGACATTGAACTAGCAACCGTATTTGTTTGGTGTTGGTTTCCTAATCCAATAAGGTTATCGGTATAAGTATATGCAAACCTATTTGATGAGTTACCAATATTGTACAATGAATCAGATTCAGGTATAATATCACCCTTTGAATTAATAGCTGTTGAGGTATCAACCCCAAGACCAACTGTTTTTTCAAAATATGATATACCACCGGCTGCTTTAAGTACTTCTTGATTAGCTGAACCTGCTGGTTTTCTTGGTATTCTAACATAGGTATCAGGTGTTGATACTACTTGAATACCACCGGCTTTAATCTCAACGAAATTGGATGGAACAGATACATTTAATATAGTATCGTATGTTGGTGTATTTGCTAAAGTTGGCCCAACAGTATGTGATTGGTATGTAAATGAATATGAATTAATACTGGAACCAATATTTGCTCTTTGACCCGAATACCCATAAAATCTAATTGAATATCTAAATCTAATATTACCAGTAGATGTTAGATTCATTGAGCGCGTTACACCAGTTTGGGCAGAAACATTATTTTGATAACCACTTATAGTGTTGGTTGAAATATATGTCCAAGTACCATCATTATGTGATATAATATCATCTGAAACATAGTTATGAACTCCAGGTACAGAAAATGTATATACCCATTCATCGGTTTTAATAATTTCAACACTATCAACTAATACCAATTTAATACCATTACCATCTTTGATGTTAATCATACTTTTACCAGCAACTAATTCAACAGTCTTTATTTGTTTATTATCGTTTAACCAAAATCCATGCGAATCAGATACTCTAATAGTTTTACCACCGGCTGATACTTTGTAAACTTTATCAACTTTTCTCTTTTTAATTTTAGCTATTTCAAATTCACTAAATTTGTTTACTTCAGTATTATCTAATTTATCATTCCAACTCCATGCTATTATTTTTTCACCTTCAACAACATCTTTAGCAAGAATAGTTTCACCAGATGATAATATAATTTTAGTATCACCAGTTACGGATACAAAACTTTCAAGTTTTACGTTGTGGGTTAATATACCATTAACATAATAAGTATGCTTACCAGATACTCTAATGTTATAAACATCATCGGTTTTCTCATTTATAGTTATTGATGTTATCTCAACTTCTTCATTTTCTGAATTTAGGAATATATCTCCAACATTTATTTTATCAGTTGTTTTAATACACCAAACACCATTTTGTTTAATAATATGTTTGTGTGAGTGTGTACATTCAATTAATCCATTATTTATATTGTAAATTTCATTATCAGCATATGATTTGATATCCAACACCTCTTCAATTGTTTTTTCGGAATCGGATATATGGGTTGCAGTCCAATCATTTTCTTCGGAATATTTTGGTGTTAATGAATCAATATCTAATGATTTAATAAAATCACCAATTTGAATATCTTTAATTTGTTTGAATGAACCATCACCCATTTCAATTAGTGATGTTCCAACTAAACACGTTCCACCTCCCCCTTCTTCTATATATTCTCCGGTATAATAATTACCAGCATTATATGAACTAACAGCTGCGGCTGTTCCAAGTAAAGTTCTACCCACAACAACACCAGTAGAAATATTAACTGCTTCTAAATTTAATTCTGCGTATGCAACAGATGGTGATGAATACCCACCATGGAATTGCCCATTGAATGTAGGTAAATACGATGGGTATGATGTGGTATGACTAACTCCTGCTGGAATTGATACAGATACGGCTGGTATATTTAGTGCAACTTCAAGTGCTCCTGCTGCTGTAACATTATATGAACCCGTTGATGGTAATGATACCATATAACTCGAATAAACAAAATTGGCATTAGATGTATTTGTTGTTACCGATTGTGGTGTTGGATATACAACCCCCGAACCCGTAAACTGAAAGTATTTAACATCACCTGTGGTTGTTGTTAATTCATTTGAAGGTGATATAATTACCTTTTTTTCACTACCAGTATAAAATTGTAATTCAGGTAAAGATGGGTCAAATATTATTTCACTATTATCATCACGTAAATTACCACTATCAGCATCAATAATCCAATCTCCGATTCTACCATCAGTTGCGTTAATACTACCAGATAAACCTGCATTATTAGCGTTTACATTTCCATTAGCATCAACAGTAAAATTATATCTAATTGGATTTGAACCAGAAATTATTCCTATGTTAATAGCTCCTCCATTTATTTCAGAACCATTAATTGTTGAACCTTGAACGTTTCCTGAGAAATTAACACCATCACCCGTATAGTTCAAATATGCACCATCTTTACTTCGTAATGAGAATAACGGGTCATCTGACCCAGATGGAAATCCTAAAAATACACCAACCTCATCAAAACTTTGACTTAATTGCCCCATTGAAAGGTATGGTTTATCGGATTGATTTAATGTTGAACCTGATGTTGATAATCGCAATCCCTCACCAGAAATTATTCTAAATTCACGACTACCCGCTGATAATGAACCTTGTGTATATGTGTAATCACCATTGGTATTGGGATAATAATAAGAGGCACTTGCGGCGGAATTAAATTTAATTGTTTGACCATATGGATTTGATGCTGATAGAAATAATCGAGTTTCATCTTCAGAAATTCCATAAATTTTCATTGCAGGGAAATTCAAAACATTACCAATACCCAATACAGCTACATCAAATGCTTTTATAATATGAGATTTTAAATCACTTGGTACTTCTGGATATGCACTTTCAGGTTGGTCATAAAGTAATTCTTGTATAAAATCATAATATGATAATGGAAAATCACCAGTTTGCCTTACTTCTAAATAATTTGCACCAGATGGCCATGCAATATATGAGTCTAAAGAAGAAGATACGACTTGCAGTGATGATGTTGTGTGGAATGCAATTTGATAAGATGAACTATCTGCATATAATCCATTTGATAAAAATAATTTTGAATTACCAATTTCACTATTACTTGCACTATTACTTGCGCTTAATATTCTATGATTCGTAGTAAGTGTACCAAATACCGTTAAAAGTGCAGAACCACTACCATCAAATGGATTAGGTCCTTTAAGTGCTCTATTTGCTCCAAAACCTACTAGATTATTCAACCCAGCATATACATCATTATGTAGAGATGCTGTTACTTCCGTATTATATTGATATCCAACGGGGAATGTAGTTGGGAAGTAGATACCAGATGGGTCAATTATCCATCCACCAAATTTACCAGCAGATGCTGATACAATACCAGATACATTTAATTCATTTCCATCCCAACGTAAGTGTCTTGTACCATCACCATTTTCAATTGATAATAATCCAGTTGTTCCAGCAGTTCCAGTAGGTCCACCATCTTCAGTTACACCAATATAAACTCCCTTTTGTCCATAACCTTGAATTGATTGTCCGATTGATATATATGGTTCACTATCTCCACCATAAATTGTAATTTGTGGATTAACATCATATGAAGTTGCTGGTGAACCTACATTAATTGTATTTTTAATAAATGATTCTTCGAAGATACCAATCTTAGCTGCTACAAAGAAATCTTCTTCTCCTAACTCTTCCCAATAATCAGTTTGAGTATTAGGTTGTTTGGCGCCAATTAAAGTATATCCAGAGGGTACAGTATCAATTGATTGAGTATATAATCCAGAAACAGTATTTGATAAATAAGTATGAGGACCCGATGGTAATTTAGTTGCGTAATACATCTCAGGTGTACCATCTCCATTCTTATCAAATAAAACTGCATCTCTCCTTTTCTGATTTAAATCAAAAAGATAATTAGTTGAACCACTCCACTCTCCTCTAAATACAACACCAGGACCAGTTGCTCCTTCAAATACTGTTGTTAATGATTGTGATAAGAAATAAGTTGCTCTACCATTTTCTATATCAACTTTATAAACAATTGTAGCTGCTTTATTATCTTGTGGATTTGCCCAAGTTTGAATTGGTGCCACCGTAGCAGGACTTCCTGTTGGTCGATTTGTTTGAGTTATAAATCCGGGTTTACTATATAATGATGCTGAGAATTCTCCCAATGTACCAATAACATTACCAATTAAATCTAATGTTTCCTCAGAGTAAGTACTAACATGCGTTAATTCAGTAGTTCCTTTAAATGCTCTAATTTGTGTACCAGTACCAGTTAACGTTGTACTTCCATCAGTTTCAACTAATACAGCAGTTGCTGGATTTGTTAATGAAACTTGATAGTTATCAGCTCCCGCTTTTATACCAGTAATAGTTACTTCAGATGTAGCAATTACCCCAGAGGTAGTATTACCATCTCTAATTTGAACTTGCCATGTTGCATTTTCGCCAGGAGATGTAGCATCACCGGAACCAATTTCAAATACATTATCAGTACTAATTGTACTATAAGCAAATCCATCTTTAAAATATTGGTAATAAGTTTGAGATGCGGTAACATTAAATGCAGTTGCCGTTAAAAATATTGAATCTAAGGGAGAAGTTACTACACCATCTCCATCAAAATTAACTACTAATGATGATGCAGCCAAACTAACCGAACGAGCATTTACTCCTTCTTTTTGTTTTGTAAAAGATTGTGTACGAGTTACATATTGTGAACCAGTTACAATACCATTTGTAATTGAAAATGGTCTTATTAAAATTGAATAATCAATACTAGCTGAATCATCCGTCATATTACTCATTGATACAAATAACATTGTATCATTTAACCCATTATCAGTTGTTTCCGTTTTTGATGCAGTTAATAAACCAACAGTAATATTATTTACCGAAATAGATGCGGTAAATGTTCCTGGTAATTCTTGTGAATTAAACTCTAAATATTCATCACCTTGCTTAACTTTTAAAGTTGTGTTTGTTGTTGTGTAATCATATACACCACCATTTTCATCAGCAGATAACGCGAGTATTGTTGGGGCTAATTCAATATTGATTGCAGCTGCCCCATCAACACTTTTTTGGAATTGTTGAAAGAAACTTTGTGTATAATAAGATGCGGTATAGAATGGATGAATTTCTAATTTATATTCAACACTAGCGGTTAAATCAGTCATATTGCTAAATCCACTTATACTCATAGATGCATCTCCCATTATTTCATCAAAGGTAGAATATTGAATTCCTTTTGTAATAATAGATGCAGTTGTAAATGTACCCGGTTTTTTACTACTTGTAAATATAAGTGGTAAGAATCCCTGCGTTATAGTAATATCCGTAGCTGCTGTTTCATAACTAAATACTCTACCTCTTTGGTCAGCATTTAAAGTTATTGGATTTGGATTAATTTTTACTACAATTGCATCATCACCCGGGTCTCCATCGGGTACAGATACGAATGTTTTATCAATACTAATAGATGCTGATGTATAATCTTCTAAATAAGTAAATTTAGTACTTAATTGTTTTGTTTGAACTGCTTCATAAAATGGAATACCATTTTGACCGGGAATACCACTATTAATTATATTATTATCAAAATCCGTTACCTCAACACTAATTCTTCTATCAAATGTACCGGTAACATAAAACATATAGTAATATGGTTCAATTGTTTCCGGGTCAACAGACATCGATGGGAATATATTCAATGTACCACTTATAGGTGCTTCGTTTGTTCCTCTCAAATAGAATGAACCAGTTACTCTACCAATATTTGGAGTAAACTCTCTTTCGGTTCTTGATTTAATACCAAATTGTTCGGTATCGATTGGTATAAATCCAGATGCTAAACCATCTTGTAAATCGGTTAGGATAATTGAAGTTAAAATATCATTTTGAGTTGGACCATCCATAAGGAAAACCGTCAACTCCCCATCAATAGAATCTCTATTAAATGTTGCGTTATAATTCAACTCACCACTACCAGTTGTACCAGCTTTTAATCCTCTAATAAATCCACTACTACTTGCTTCAGATAATAGATAATATGATGATGTTGGTTGTCCTAATGGTGTTAATGATGATGATAATACTCTTAACTTTGCATCGGAGAATCCAATTTGTGGTAATCCATTTTTTAATATAATTTCATTTGTACCATCAATACGAATAGCTTGTAGTTCTAAATCGTTATCAGAACTATTCTTTATAAATGTTCCTCTATAAGGTCTAATTTCAAAGTTTACACCACCCTTACCATCAGCAACTCTTGTAATTACAACTTCATCAGTTACTCCTTCTACTTCTCCAGTAAATCTGATATATTGTACAGTGATATCATTTCTAGAACCAGTAAAATTAGAAACGTTTAATGTTGGAGTAAGTGTGTTTATATTATTTAATAAACCCGGATATCTTCCACCAATATATTCAGATGGTAATATATAATCACCAAACTCATCATAGGCACCAGACGTATATGTGATTGAACCAGTTATTACACTTGTTTCAACATTAAATATAATTGTAGTTGGTGGTAATGGATTAGCAGGTGCAGATGCGGAATCAAACGCAAAATATAATTGATTTGGTGTAATTGTAAGACTCTTATTATAAAGATTCAAATTACCACCATCAAATGTTTTTGTTTTTTCTACTGCTACTGGAATGTAATTATTGTTAATATCGTAGAATTCAAAACGATAATCAAATGTTTCTTTTTGTAATGTTTTTGGTACAGTTTGTACAAATGTTATTTCATCAGGTGAAAATGAAGTTTCTTGCGATGCTTTAAAACTAATATCACTTATATACCAATCACTTCCCTTAACTTCAAAATATAATCTAGCATTATCAAAATCATTAGCTATAATATTTTCACTTAAGTTTACTTTTTGTAATACTGAAGTTGATGAATCAATTGTAGTAATTGTTTGAGATGTAGGTGTTCCATTTAATGAACCACTTAAAAATACTTTAATAAAATCACCAGTTGTATTTTGTGATTTTCTTGCATTTAAATTTAATGTATATTCAACACCTTGTTGGATACTTAAACTTTGAGTTGTATAAAA